GCACGGTCCAATCCCCGCCGTCCTCCGTCACGGCATAATCAGACGTTCCATACTTTCGCAGCGTCTTCGGCAAATCAGCCAGCTTGTAGCGGTGGAAATACTCGCGCTTGAAGAACGTGCCGTCATCGGGCGACGGGCTTTGCTGATACAGCGCGGACCATGTGCGAGCGTTGGCCTTAAACGTCTTCCAGTGACCATCCGAAAACCACTCTGGCCACAGGAACTCGCCGGGCTTGCGGCCTAGCGGGTCTTGCTCCTTGGCCTCGGCTGGCAGGCACAGCACTTCCCACACGTCGCCATCACGGCACAGGATCGGCCCCGACTCTCCGTCATAGCCTTCAGGCAAGATTGCGCCCGCTAGGTCATCCTCATGCCAGCGCGTCTGGATCAGCACGATACGGCCACCGGGCTTGAGGCGGGTTTTCAGACTGTCCTCAAATTCCTCCTTGGTCCGTTTGCGTATGACCTCGGAATCCGCCTCTTGCCTGCCCTTGATCGGGTCATCCACCACAATCAGGTCGCCACGGTTCCCGGTGATGCCGGACAAGATGCCGCCGCCCATCAACTCATTTTCGTTGGTCAGCGACCACTCATCAGCCGCCGCGCTGTCTGGGCTAATCCCGCAATCAAACACCTCGGAATAAACCGACTGCTTAACGATAGAGCGAGCGCGACGGCCAATCTTGCGGGCTAGGTCGCTGGCATAGGTTGCCACGATGACGTTGCGCCTTTTGCGCCTGCCCATGAACCAAACAGGAAAGATGACGCTGGCATAAGTGGACTTGGCAGAACCCGGAGGCATGAACACCATGAGCCGCGTTATGTCCCCGCGCTCTACGGCCTCTAGCTTTTCAATCAGCAGACGGTGGTGGCTTGCCGGTGGTTGACGGATTGGCTGATATACGAGATCAGCGTCTTCATCGTCATCAATCGGCGCACCTGGTATGTCGATCAGGCCGCAGAAGTCTAGCAGGCTACGCTTGGCCAACTCGCATTGAGCCGCACGAACATCAGCCGCGCTGAACTGGAATGCTGGCAAGGGCGCGAAGCTGGTCATCAGTCAGTGAGCCTACATCAAGCCTTGCGTCTGTGCGAATGGGCTGGCCATCAGGGCCGCTGTGCTCTTGCGCTTGCACATCCTTCCAGCCGTGATTGTTCTTGAGGTCAAAGATAATCCCCGGCGTGAATGTGGCCTTGTCGGTCAGGCGCTGTTCTAGCCAATCGCCAATCCGCAGCTTGGCTCTTTTAACCGTGCGGGAATAATCTGCACCGTAACCGGCGTAGTTGCTGAACGTCTCTCGATCATCAAAGCCGAGATAGTAGCTCAAGCCAGACAGCGTGGGTCGTTTGCCGTCGTCATCACAGAACGCAAAATAGCCCTCCACCTTATCGGCAAAGGACTCATGGTTACTATACAGGCGCGGACGGCCTCGGTCGTCCATGTGTCCTCAGTCTGGTTTGCGTCTAGCCTTACGCCGTGGCTGGGGCTTAGAGCGGGTTGGATAATGCCCTGCGTTTAGGCCGTCGTCAATCAGAACTCTTGTGTCTGTCCGCGTCGGTCTAGTTCTTCAGCGAGTGCAGATGCGCCAACGGTCGTGCTTAAGCCGCTGATTCCATACTTACGCAGGATTTTGACCAGTTCGTCATTGAATACGACGTAGTTGGATGATTGCGGCTGGGCCTGCGTTTTTATCTCAGCGTTATTGAAACCGGCTCGCCGTAACGCCTCAAGATGAGCGTTTGCGTCTTCCATCGACGTATATGGCGAGTAGGGACCGAAATCATCGTCGCGATGCCTCAGCGGCTTCCGGCGTTAACGAGTTATAGGCTTGTGCGCCGCCACTGTTTGGGAACAACCCAGCATAACCCATCTGGGCTGGGTCGCTAAGGTCGCCCAACAAATCAGCCACAAGCGGGTCGCCACTTGCGCGGGCTTGCGCGTAACCGCGTCGCACCGCCTCGCTTTGTTGGCTTAGCGGCCTGTCCCAATCAAGAAAAGTGTCAGGGCTGGCGTTAATGCCAACCTCATACATCGAACCAGGGCCAAAATCTGGCTTAGTTAGATCGCCCCGCACACGGCTATTATATAGCGCCCTCGCTCTCGGACTGACACCGCCAAGGACGTTCCCCACGTCGTTCAGGTTATTCACCTGCGATAGATTGCCAAGCAGTTCCTCAAAAGCATCCGCGTCGTCTTCGCTCAGCCCAACAAAATCATCTGCCCAGCGTTCGCGAATGTCTGCGTTCCAAGGCGTATCGACCGGCTTCCCTCGAAACTGCAACGGAACGCTGTCAGGGTCCACCGCTGCATCCCGATACCCGCGCGCGATGCCTTCATTCTCAGCAAAATAAAGTCCGTGCCCAAACGCTTGTGCGCCTTCACCCGTTCCAATTGTGCGAGGCGACAATTCAAACTGATCGAATGAATGAGGCGAGCCGTGATAGGCGCGAATGGGGTAATCAGGCTCGACGGGGGCAATCAGGGCGGGCGGCTCGTATGGCCGCAGATATTCGCTGACCAGTTCGTGATTGTTTCTCGCCCACGACGGGGCATCATCCCTAAGCAGGCCGAAGTTGAGCGCATACTCTTGCGCCCGCGCACGGTTCAGATACCGGCCTCGGTCGTCCACGAACCCCCTGTAAGAGTCGTTCAAGCCTGTGGCGCGGCGCACGTTCTCTGGCATTGTTGCCATTGCCGTAAAGTGGTTGTCATCCGCCGTATAGATTTTCCCGTCCGTTCCCCTCATCGCTGGGCGGAGAGAAGGGACGCGCTCGGGCCTTGGCGCTCTTTGCGGAGCGGGAGGCCCTACAGGCGCAACATACGCTTGCGATGCCTCATCCCATTGAGCGTTGGTCGGGTAGCCTTGGTCACCTGGATTGAGAACCCGTGCGCCCGTGTCATTCGGGTTGACTGCACGATAGCGGGCCAGCGCCGCCTCGGCTTCAGACATCGGTTGATTTGTTGGAACCGCATCCGCGACGGTATTTGCCACGCCTCTAGCAGCCCGTGCTTCGCCCCTGACACCCCTGCCGATTGCGGGAATGCCGGGGATTGCCGCCAACATACCAAGGCCAATGCCGCCCCAATCGTTGTTCTGCGCGGCTGTCTGCAAATCCTCCGCGCCAAGCAAATCACCAACGCCCGGCGACATTTCCGTGCCGGAACGCACAATGCTGTTCCATAGAGGACCGGAGCCAGCAATTTGGTTTTCACCGTATTCAGTGACGTATGGTTCTGCCTTTTGTTGCAGAATCTCCATGAGCGACCGCAACGGCGCGGGCCGGTCTGGATTAGGCCGCACTCCGTTCCATTGCATACCGCACCGCCATCCTGATTAGCCAACGAAACACAATAGCTAATCAGGCATCAAAATCAATGCGTCAGGCCCCATGCCTGAGCCTGCTCACGGGTGATGCGCGGGTATTCAGGCCACGGCCTGTTATCAGGCGGGCCATAGATGCCTTTGGCGAACAGCCACGCATGAGGCGGGTCAAACCTGGTGCCGGTGTAAGGCGGGATCGGTACGGGTGGGCCTTTCATTCCGCCATCCATTCGCCAGACAGCGCCTTAAAATCAGGCCGCTCCTCAAACGGCTTTGCCCACATAGCAGGTTCAACCCACAAAACGCGGTTATTAGGGAAGGCCCCTATGGTCCCGTCGTCAAGCTCCATAACGTGCAGGTGCTTATGTTGCTCGCCCATGTCAGCCAGCGATGAGCCAGTGAAGTCGATTGAGAACCGATACCTTGCACCGCGTCGATCTGGCAAAATCTGCGCTTTCATGCGCCAATGGAACTCAAACGCATGAACGCCAAACTCGCTTGAGAAACAGTCCCACGGCTGGACGTAGGTATAATCCACCGCCTCGGTTGGCGAGCGTGGTTTGTCAGGGATTTTCCAGCAGAACGCTTCAATGGGAGCCAAGAACCCCGCGCCCGCACCATACTCGGTCAGGACGCATTGGAACTCTAGGCACCGGCCTTGCACGACGCGAAGGCCGTGGATGATGCACGGGAGATATTGCCCATGTCCGTCCTCTAGGTCGCGGGTGTATTCCTTGCGGATATAGCCGGAGAAGAAACGGTCGAATGAGCCGATGATATACACGGGCTAGGGCTTTTCGTTGAGGATAGCGTCGATCATGGCGGTAAAGTTGCGGCCTGCCCAATCGTACTCATCATAAACGGCCGCATTGGAAATGCTTTCCGGCACCTCCCTTATAGCTTTAAGGGCAGCGCGGGCGAGGCTTTCAAACGCCGTCCATTGGGTTTCCGCAGCGGCTACCGCTACCGCGTCGTCATGGCTCGTCTTGCAATACCATTCAACGGCAATCGCCCTCGCGGCCTTCTCCAGCATCGTCGTCATGGCTTAAGCCTTTCTGCTTTCGAGTTCTTTGAGTGCGTTTTGCGCGTTCATTCTGACCGTCTGGCGGGCCGAGTATTCGCCACCCCATGAGTTCCACGGGTCGAAACCATCAGGCACCTTGTCGCCTTCCCATTTTTCCGCGAGGGCGATAAACTCTTGCAGCCGCCAATCCGGCATGGCCTCAAAAGGTGTTTGCGGGAGTTTGGCTTGCTCCTCGTAACCCTCGCGGAAATACGAGCGGGAATCACCGTCTGCTTCACGGACTGCCATCGGCTTAAGCCTTTCTATCTCTCAGAGCCGCCAGCCGTCCCGCGCTGATAGCAAACGAGACAGTGTTTGTGGCGGGAGCGGGCGAGTTGAGCGCGGAGGGTGCTGGTCATCAGACCAGAACCCCCGTGAACGGCGGCAGGCCAAGCCGAGCGTGGCGGGCGGTCATCATCGGCACGAAACGGTCGCAGCAATGGGCGCAACGATCAGCGGCAGGAGTTGCAATAAACTCGTTCACACCGACAACTTCAGAAGCCATGCACTGATACGTTTGGCGGCTGTTGCGAACGATGTTTCCGCGACCGTCAACGCCGCGCGAGGCGCAAGCCGTGGTGCCGTTTTTGCCTTGGCGAAGGTGAATCTTGGTCATGCGCTTAACTCCCTTGGTGAAGCCATAATACACGACGTTTCCGGCAACGCAATAGCCCGTCACCATTTATTTTCGCATCGCCGCCCACTGTTTCGCGAAGGCGTATGGCACGGCGTCAAACCGTTCGAGCATCTGGACGACAGGCATCCCTTGGCTTGCTCGAAAGGCTAACCACGCATCACGGGCGTTGCGGCTTTTCTCGCAGGAGTAGGAGCGGGCGGCGTAGAGTGGGTCAATCATACAGCGATATGTCCTTCAACCCACCGCAAACACTGATCTAGCGTTCCAGCAAAAACAACCGAGCCATTAGCTATAACGTAGTGGCCTCCGTATTCTGCGGCATTGATCGAAAGTGTTTTGTAGTTTTTGATATTATCAGTCACGGCTCATCGCTCCATTCGATACCGTTGCGGCTTCCCCATTCGTAAACGATCGAGAGAAGGCCGGTGAATTCTTCCTTGCTCAGGCTTGAGGATGACCTGCCTAGACCGACCATTCCCGTGCCGTCCAGGTTCGGGACCATGCGTGTCTCACGGTCCAAGGCGTCCAGAAAAAGCAGCTTCCAATCGTCTGGGCTGAGTTTGAGGCCGTGATAATCCCTCTGTCTGGCAATGTCGCCAAGCGCGGCCCATAGGGCGCTGTTCTGGTCGATGCTTCGCTGCGGGCCATGAAAGACTACCTTTGAGCCTACGGTGACGCCCTGCGCCCACTTGCTGGCCTTATCTCGGTCAGCTTGTGAACACAGGGTAATGACGGCACGGTCAGACACGGCTTACCACGGCGTGTTATCGTCAAACGGATCAACACGGCCAGCAGGACCGCTAAACTCCCGATTGCTGATAGGCGCGTCGATTTGGCGAGCGGGTTTGATCTGACCGCCAAGCATCGTGCCATACTGACCCTTTGCCCAGACCGCCACATCCATCTTCACCACATCACCGGGCTTTGCGCCGTCAGGGATGACAACCAACGCGGACCCTTTCCAATCTGGCGCTTTGTCGTTCTTTT